ACACCAAATTCGGTTGCTACCATATAGGATTCGAATCCACCATACCACCTTGCAAAGTTACCACCAATCAAAACCTTATCTTCTGGTTTTGCTGAAATACCTCTAATTAAATTATCAATCATTAAGGTTCTCATCACTTCCACTTTTTTGTTTGGTAGTAATCCTTTGTAGTAGTTTACATCAGATTCATTGTGTGCAAAGATACCATCGGTTTTTGCTAAAAAGTTGTAGAATTGAATCTGGTCTACAATCTCATAATCATTCCACCACCAATGCGGTCCTTCTTGAATGTAATATACTTTTTGATTTACACTCTTCAAAGTATCTACTATTGGTTCGTTTAGATATTGAGAAGCTGGGTTAACCCCATCTCCTATTCTAGAACCTTCAGCTGATAGGAATAACTTACCTTTTGGGAAGATTATAAACACAACATCATATCCACTAACCGATTGGTATTTTGCTAATGGATAATGAACAGCGTTTAGAGCGTTCATCCAAGCAAACTCAGTTCTAGCGTTTGGATGTTCGTTGGGAATAGTTCCCTCAAATCCCATTTCCGTTAGAAAAGCTACTTTCATATCGTATTATATAATTCGTTTTGTCTTTCCTGTCTTTCAATCTCCTTTGGATGATAGATGGCGAATGGTTCTTCTAATGGTAGAATAGTTAAAGTATTATAACCTTTAATTCTTTCATGTACTTTACCTTCCCATTCTATTACTGATGTTCTTCGATAGATTCTAGTTTGTAAATCAGGCCAATTAACCCAACCTTCATTATTAACATTCCATCCCCATTTTTTAATATGCCCATCAGTCAAACCTTCAACTGTGTTTACTCTTGGAACAAAGAATAAATCAATATCTAAATTTGCCTCTAACAATTCATGCATATTAGCAACTAAATACTCATTTGGAATCTCATCAGCATCAATTTGAAAAATGAAAATCCCTTTAGCATGATTCTTTAAGTTGTTTTTAAATGATGCAAAATCTTTGTTAAGTGGAAAATTAATCACACTTACATTTGAATGCAATTGTTCAATAATTTTTAAATAATCAATAACTTCTTTGGTAGCTCCATCGGTATCATATTGAATCAAAATCTCATCATCTGATTGAATTCTGGGATGGAGAAAGTTTACCAACTTTGTAATCTCATTTAATTCATTACAAACAGTAATTGCGTATGTAACATTAATATCCATAATATTGCTTTAGTATATTGTTTTTTAAATAAAATTCAGTAGCATATTGAATACCATCCAATTTATATGTTCTATATGCAGCTCCCTTTGCAACAAAATCTTTGTTGTTTTTTATGTAAGAATCATAAACCTTATTACCACCTAAATCCATTGGAGTTGCAAATTCATATAAAGGTATTTTAGTTCTATCACCTTCAAATAATGCCTCATCATCACCCTTTGATAATTTCTTAAACCAATTTAAGAATTTAACAGGCTCAATGTTTGAAAGTTTCAATGCAGATACCTTTCGTTGATATACACCAGTTACGAATATCAATGTTTCATCATCACCTCTTAAATTTGTTCGCTTCCCCTCCGTATATTTGTAAGTGGAAATCTTATATAACCCATAGGGTTGGATTTCGGTTTTTGCTACTCGCTCACCTTTATCCATCATACCCTTATATCTTAATGCGTAATTCATTATACTTTATTTAGTTTTGGAAGTTGCATTTTTTCTTTGTTTAACTTAGGTAAGTTAAATGGTTTTTGTTGTGGAATTGATTTCACGTATTTGTTCATCATTTCTTCAAAAACTTCATCCATTTTACTTAAACTAAAGTTTTTTTCTATGTTTGTTTTTAACCCAGCTGAGTTAGATAAATAAGAATCATATTCATTGAATACCTTATACATCTTATTGGCCGCATCTGAGTAGTTTACAGTAAACCACTTAGCTTCTTTAAGTAAGAACTTATCTGCTGCTGATTCATCTACATTAGTTAACTGACCATCTAAGAAAACAGTGTGTTCCTTTGGTAGGAAATCAACGTGTCCACTCCAACCACTAACCATAATCGGTTTACCAGTCAATGCAAACTCAGCCAAAGGTCTACCATACCCCTCACCTTTGGTAAATGATACCATTGCTTTTACTTTAGGATGATTATATAGTTCACTCATTTCAGAATCATCTAAATCACCATGAAGTAAATAAATCTTAGGTAAATCATCACCAAACACATTGATAATGTTTTCAATTTTTTCTCTCGTATTTTCTCTATCAATAACAGAGAAACCAGCGTGAGATGTTTTAAGGATAAGACCTGGTCGTTTATCTTTTGGTAGATATTTGAATACCGTAGCAAATGTTTTAATAACCATACCCACATCCTTTCTATCTTGCCCTAAACTACCCTTCAACCAATGTCCTACATATAGGAAGTTGAAATCAGTTTCTAATACACCATCTAAAATATCAACTTTAGAATCTGATGGTAGGTAACGTTCTAAATCAACTCCTTCAAATAAAACCTCAACCGGCTTTGTGATTCTATATTCACCTACAATTTGACCCGTTTGACTATTCTTTTCTTGATATGCCGTTTGAGTCATAATGTTCTTTGTGAACTCTGATGGTACGATTATTAAATCCATCTTATTTGAACCATCTATAAATTCTTTTGGAATTATAGTAGTTTCAACCCCTGCGGTAATACCAATGTTAAAGTTACCCTTCGGTTCGAACTCATTAGCAACTGACATTTGCATAAAGATATCCGGCTTTCTATCTAACTTAGTTATTACATTTGGAAATACCATTTTCCCAAATTCACTATCAGGTTTGATTTGATTTTGTGGAGTATTTCCCCATCGAGTTGGTACAACTTTTACATCATACTTATCCATTTTAAACAAGCTTCTCAAAATATCTCTTGCATGGTCTCCATAACCACTTCGAGTAAATACAGGTGCTTGATATACTAATAAAGGTTTATTCATAACTTATTATCCTTTGTATGCTTTAATTTTTTCTATTTTTCTACTCTCCATATTGAAATATAATACATCCATTACCTTAATAGTTTCTGATTCTGTGTGTATTAATATCTCATTGTATGTTCTATTTTCAAACTGATTACATTCAATTAACTCAAATGTCAAATCACTTTCAAACATAAGTGAGTTCATTTCTAGTACATTTGTACTACCAAACCACTCACCATTCCAATCATACAATTCAACATCAGATGCGTATTGTAGTGATAGTAAATTTAAATCTTTTTTATTTAGATTTTTAAAATATTCTTTCGAAGATACTGTAAAATTCATAATATTAGTTTAATTTAAATAATTCGAATCGTTTACGTGGTTTCCAATTTTCGAAAGTACCTTCGATACCATCTACTAATGTACTACACATATTTTCTACACTCAATCCAGACTCACCGATAAATGAATCCCTTCCAACTTGTCCGTTTGATTTAAGAACTTCTTTAGGAGTGTTGTACATTTCTTCCATAGCAGTTGCTACATCATATACATCTACTTTATCATCCCAAATGTATGGGGTTGGTACTGAACCAGCCATAGTTTGTGCTCTACTCCATACAGGTCTAGCCCACACACCACTTTCTAATTTATCTTCCCAATCTCTCCACTTATGTAAAGAACCCAATTCTTTGTAATCTTCAGAAGTAACCAACTCACCAGTTTCGTTGTATCTGAAACCACATTGGTCTTGCAAACCACCAGTTACGTTAACAATGATTGGTGTACCAGCCATTACTGATTCTGCGGTTGTTAAACCAAATCCTTCATTACCAGCAATGTTGATTGTTACATCTCCGATGTTATATAGGTAATTAAGTTCTTCAGTAGTTCTTCTCTTATCTGAGAATATGATGTTACAATCAGGAGCTAATGTGTTATGTACTGCTGGTAAATCCGTACCATTGTTATCCACCGGTTGAGTGTGCATTAATAATGCCACTTTCTTAGCTTTTTCTTCACCAATTCTATCACAAAACTCTTTGAATGCCATAATCACATCAGATGGTTGCTTTCTACGAATGTTACGATTTGACCAATAGAATATGAAATCATACTCTTTATCTTTTAGTATTTCAGAACGAAATTCAGATGGTACATCCGTTGGGAAGTATTCAGTTGAGTTGATACCATGTGGTACATATGATACTTGCCAATCTTTGTGAGGTCTCCACGTTGGTTTATCAGTTCTATTGGTTAGACGGGATACAATACCATAAGTTTGACGAGAGATACACCCAATCCAATCACAACTTTCGTAGTAATTTCGGTTGTATAATGGGTCTGGTAAATCATCCCAAATTGCGTAGAATAAGATTGGAACATTTTGTCTTATCTCATGTTCCATATCATACAACCATGTCCAATAACGTGGGTCAGTAAAGTGTAAGATAGCATCAGGTTGTTCTGAGTTGATTAATTGTCTAATCAAACCTTGGTCACCATAACCACTCCAAGGGAGTATTTTAACACTAGCATCTTCTACACCAGTTCTTTTTTGTATATCTAATGATACATCTAAAATCTTTCCCTTCTCAGGGTGGTCAATTGCGGCTCCTACTTGAAACCAGTCGTATTTATCAACAGTACCCATAACCAATGCCTTAGACATGGTAGCGATACCACTTGCCATCCTTAAATCATCGGATAGTAATAGAATCTTCTTCTTTTTACTCATAACTTATTAATATAACCTTTTTTTAATTTAAAATTGTGAACCGCTGATTTGTAGTTTTAAATACTCATTCATTTCATTTCTGAATTCCTCATCGGTTACATATCGTTCTACTGTCCTATTTACTAACTTTTGAAGTGTTACATCCGATTCAAACGATACTTGTTTAAAATTTGAGTACACTCCTTTTATTATTTTTACAGTAGTTAATTTTGTTTCTACACTCATAATATATGTATTTGTTTCATATATATAAGTATATAGATATTTTATTTTACGATGGTTTTTTATCACATAACCCTCTGTTACCAAATTCACAAAACTTACAATTCTTTTGCCGTTCACCTGGTTGCTTTGGGTATTCCTTTTCTATGAATTTACCTTCATCATCAAATACATCATTTACAAAGTTGATAAATTCATTGTAAATCTTATTTACAGTTGGTTTACCATTAGCTGGAATATGCTTTGACATATATGGGATTGGGAATGGTGCATCTTCGTATAGTTTTCTTCTCATAATCTGATACTCAACTTTAATCTTATCCAATGGAATATTGAATAGTTCAGAATAGTACTTCTTATATAGAACAATTTGAGCGTTTTTGAACTTATCTGCTTTAGCGTACTTATTCCAACCCATTGTTGATGTTTTCAAATCAATAATGATGATTGAGTTATCTGATAAATCTCTCATAACAACATCAATAAATCCAATGAATTGTACACCTTCTTTAATCTTAGCGTTAAGAGGTATCTCTATCCCTACTAACTCAAATCCAGTCTTTGTATAGAACTTATCTATCTTTGCCTTAAACCACTCTAATATTCTTCTACCATCACCATAGAATTCTTCCAATTCTAACTGAGAGCAGATTGTTCCCTCACTTAACTTTTCGGTTTCTTTGGTATATTCCTTTCTCATCCATTCCAACAACAACTTATCGGTATCGATTTCCATTGCTTGTTTCTTAGAAACCCCATACATCACCGAAAGGAAATGTTGAATTGTTTCGTGGATGGAAGTACCAAAAATTGTATAAATGTTAGCGGATGATTCCCCCAACTTATCGATATACCTTAACTTATATTGTTGAGGACATGATGAATATGTTGAATATTGTGAAAAGCTTACTCTAGCCATAAATCTTTTGTTTGTTACACAAATATACGAAAAAAGTTTGGGATTTCCAAACTTTTCTCACTTTTATTATATTTTAAATATCTTATGATAAATCAACACTCAGTAATATCATATTGCCGGGTGATTCCTCAACATATATACTAGCAACATTACCATCAAATGTTACTTTAGTTTGAAATGGTAACTCAGCTTGTAATACAGGTCCCATAGTTGCTTTAGCTGTTTCTAAATCAGATGTTCTTCTGATTATAGCAACAATCTCTTTTACTTTATCCGTATTTGACATAATTTATAGTTTTATTTTTAATTTTTTAATAATCTTAGGGTCTGTCCCATAATCTTCAGATAACTGAATGATACGTTCTTTACCACTTTTGGAATTATATAGAATCTTCAAATAACTCTCAGCTTCTAACTTAGATACCTCATAATGATTTGCTACCAATTCCACCAACCAACCTTCGTATTTATCAGCAGTTTTTGGTTTCATATACTTCATAAAGTGTCTACCCTTTGGAAGTAAATCAATCATAGCAAGATACATTGCTTTAGGTGGTACCTCTTGCAAATATGGTTGAACTGCTGCGATAGTTTCCACCCATTCATATTTCATAGATAGGAAACGTAACACCATATAGTTCGACCAGGTCTTTTTATCAGCTTCTTCTAACTTATCCCAATACTTTGGGTCTTGCTCATTGGTTACTGCCTTAATATGGTCGAAGAGTGATTTAGGCATTGTTTTCAGCTTCTTTATTCTTATCCATTTGCATCAATGCTTTCAATTGTTCAGGCATCAGTTCCTCACATATCTCACCACAATTAGCACATAACATTACATCAATTGGTACTACCACATCTTGCGGTGTGCCTGTGATTAGTTTAGATATCTTACGAAACTTACCAGCCGTTACAAATACATCATCACCACAACTACCACATACAATTGGTTTTGATTTACCCAAATCGATTTGAGGTTGTCCAGTTGAATTGGTTGGTTGTGATTGAGTTGGTTTTTGTGGTTTCCCACCATTCATTCCTATTACTTTTGTTGCCATCTTAAATTAAGTTTAATATTTCGATTAATGTTGCTGCCATTGGAATCTCTTTATCAATAGCATTGAAGTGTCTACTCTGTCCTTCTGATAATGCGATGATTACATTCGCTGTATTTGATGGAGCGTATTCATCTACCTTCTCATACAACATAGTAAACAATTCTGAGAAATCAGTTACTCTACTATCTATGATAGCTTGTCTCATATTGGTATATTTGTTTCTCTTATCATCATTTGATTTAAGAAT